AATGGCAAGGTCTGACCAAGAAAGAGATGCATGGTTCTCACCAGCAGGATTTAACAGAGGACAAATATTAGGTATTACTAAATTGTCTTTCAATCCAAATCAAGCTGAGAGAGATGCACTATATAAGAAGAGAGTTAATCCAATAGTAACATTCCCTGGCCAAGGGACTGTTTTATTCGGAGATAAAACTTTACTTTCAAATGCAAGTGCATTTGATAGAATTAATGTTAGAAGATTGTTCATAGTTATGGAGAAAGCAATTGCAACTGCAGCTAAATTCCAATTGTTTGAATTTAACGATGCATTTACAAGAGCTCAATTTAGAGCAACTATCGAACCTTTCTTAAGACAGGTTAAGGGAAGACGAGGAATCGTTGATTTCCAAGTTGTTTGTGATAACACAAATAACCCACAATCAGTTGTGGATGCAAATCAATTCCAAGCTTCAATTTTTGTTAAACCAAATAGGAGTATCAACTTCATTACACTAAACTTTGTTGCAGCTAGGTCTGGTGTAGAATTCGAAGAAGTATATGGTGCTACTAATACCCAATATGGTAACTAAGGAGTAAGACATGGCAACTATAGACGAATTTAAAGCACAGTTAGTAGCTGGTGGTGTTCGTGGTAACAGGTTTTCTGTGTATATTCCTAGAATGGGAGAGAATATAGAATTTATGTGCAAAAGTGCAGCGATTCCAGGCTCAACCTTACCAGCTATCGAAGTTCCTTTTAGAGGACATAAACTGAAAGTAGCAGGGGATAGAACATTTGAAGATTGGACAGTAAGCATCATCAACGATGTAAACTTTACTACAAGAACAGCAGTAGAAGAATGGATGGAAAGCATTCAAGAATTAGATAGTGGTGTCGGTGCGACAGACTTAGACTATCTAGTTTCAAGAGCAACTATATCTCAATTAAACAGAGATGATAGTATACTTGCAACTTACGAGTTGTATAATATGTATCCTAGCACTCTAAACCAAATCGATTTAAGTTTCGATACAGCGGATGAGATACAGACTTTTGATGTAACATTCAGTTATTCACATTGGGAAAGAACTCTTTAATAGAGTTCTTCTCAAGTGTTATAAATATATATTATGGAAATATTTGGATTTGAAATAAAGAGGAAGAGCGAAGAGGATAACGCACCATCCTTCGTTGCACCTATTAATGACGATGGAGCTCAAGTTCTAGAAATAGGACAGGGCGGTTATGCAGTAGGTGGGGGATTATCTTCTGGTCAATTCGTTGACATGGAAGGTGGTGTAAAGTCTGAACAGGACTTAATTGTTCGATACAGACAAATGTCTCTCATTCCAGAAGTAGATATGGCAATTGACGATATCGTTCAAGAAGCTATATCTTCTAATGATTTAGACAGTCCAGTTGGAATCAACTTGGATGGCACTAAGTTTTCAGATTCAATTAAATCCAAAATAAGAGAAGAATTTGTAGAAGTTTTAAGACTTCTTAGATTCAATCAAACTGCAAACGATGTATTTCGTAAGTGGTATGTAGATGGAAGAATGTATTTTCATTTACTAGTTGACCCAAAGAATGCTAAAAAAGGTATTGTTGGTGTCAGAATGATAGACCCTATTCAAATTAAAAAGATTAGGGAAGTGCAGAAGAAAAAGAATGCACAAGGTATCGAAGTTATCGACAAGGTTGATGAATACTATACCTATAACCAAGGTGGGTTTGAAAAAACTTATGTTGCTGGTGTAGGTTCTCAAACCTTGAAGATATCTCCAGATGCAATCGTCTACACTACATCTGGAATGATGGATGCAAATAGACGACATGTAATTGGTTACATGCACAAAGGATTGAAAGCAGCCAACCAATTAAGAATGATGGAAGATGCACTTGTTATCTATAGGATATCAAGAGCCCCAGAAAGAAGAATTTTCTATATAGATGTAGGGAATCTTCCAAAGGCAAAAGCAGAACAGTATCTTGCAGATACTATGACTAGATACAAAAACAAACTAGTCTATAATGCAGATACAGGTGAAATCAGAGATGATAGAAAACATATGAGTATGTTGGAAGATTTCTGGTTACCAAGAAGAGAAGGTGGTCGAGGAACAGAGATTACCACCTTACCAGGCGGACAAAACCTAGGTGAAATAGAAGATATTATATACTTCCAAAGAAAATTGTTCCGAAGTTTAAATGTGCCTATCTCTAGGTTAGAATCTGAAAGTGGATTCTCTTTAGGTAGGACAACTGAGATATCAAGAGACGAGGTTAAGTTCTCTCGTTTTGTAGATAGACTTAGAAATAAGTTTAGTAGTATGTTCATGGATATATTACGAGCTCAATTGGCACTCAAAGGAGTTTTACCAATTGAAGAATGGGAACATGAGAAAGAGAACATTAGGTTCGATTATCAAAAAGATTCTCATTTTGTAGAACTTAAAGATGCAGAGATTCAAAGAGAAAGAGTCACTACACTTAGGGAGTTGGATGAATTTGTAGGTAAATATTTTTCTCAACAATGGGTTAGAAAGAATGTTCTTAGACAATCCGAAGAAGAGATAGAAATGATTGATGGACAAATCGAAAACGAAAAAGAAAACGAAGATGGGGAAGGAGAGGACTCCTTTGACATGTAAGAGGAAATAATATTATGGCAAAGACAGATATCAAGAAAGTTATAGACTCAATAGAGTCTGGAGATAATGTTGCAGCTTCTGATGCATTTGCAGCTGCTATGGTTGACAAACAACGAGAAGCTATTGAGGGAAAAAGGTTGGATGTTCAACTTGACTGGTTGAATAAACAGGAAACTCAAGCAGATGAAAAAATTTAAAGAACTTGTCAATGAGATAAGAAAATTTAAATTACCTCGTGGGGAGCAAGAGATTGATTCCTACATGGAAAAAGGTGCAAAAGGAAAAAAAGTACCAGTTGTTATTGCAAAGAAATCTAATAAATATAAAGTTTATGTAGATGGACAAGAACTTGCTCAATATAAGTCAGAAAAAGAAGCAAGAAAAAATGCAAAACAATTAATTTCGTTACTAGGTGAAGATTTTGAATCCTTCATAGAAGATGTTTTAACAGAACCAGAACCTTCTATAGAAGACTCGTTTGGATTTGCAAATGGTTTAAAAGGTAATCAAACCTATGATGATGTTGCAAAGAAAATTGCAACCATAGAATAAGGAGAAAGAGATGTTTTTAATTTCAGAACAACAAGCAGAAGAAGTAAATTTAATTACTGAAAAAAATGCAAATGGGGGTAAAGATACCTTCATTGAAGGAGTCTTTCTTCAAACAAACATGAAAAACAGAAATGGTCGTGTCTATCCAATGGAAATTATGGAAAAAGAGGTAGGACGATACAACAAAGAATTTATTAAAAAAAATCGTGCATATGGGGAACTGGGTCATCCAGAAGGCCCAACTATTAATCTTGAGAGAGTTAGTCATATGATTACTTCTTTAGAGAAAAATGGTGATAATTTTGTCGGTAAGGCAAAGATAATGAATACTCCAATGGGTAATATTGTTAAAGGACTATTGAATGATGGTGCTAAACTAGGCGTTTCCAGTAGGGGTATGGGGTCAGTGACCCAGAAAAATGATGCACAATATGTCCAAAACGACTTCCAGCTTGCAACTGCAGCTGACATCGTGGCAGACCCTTCTGCACCAGACGCTTTTGTGGATGGTATTATGGAAGGTGTTGAGTGGATAAAAGAAGGCAGTATATTTAAAGCTGTGGAGATTGAATCGTGGAAAGACCAGATTCGACAAACCAAACAACGCCATTTGGAAGAGAAGAAGTTAGAAATTATGAAAAACTTCTTGTCTAAACTATAAAAGTTATAAATACATTGTAAAGAACAAATATTTCGTTCTTAATTTGTAATTATAGTAATTTACAGGGGAAATACACATGTCAGAAGATATTAAAAATCAAGACGAAGTAACTGAGGCATCAGCACCAGTTGCTACTAAAGGTGTCGTTACTCCAGATAAAGACCCAGTACCTAAATCTCTAGCATCTGTTGATAAAGCATCAGATTCTACTAAACCTAGTAAAAAGAGAAAAGGTGACAGTGATAAGAAAGATGCACCTCAGAAATTATCAGCTTCTTATGAAGAAGAGACAGATAGTGAAGGGGATGTCGTAGTTGAAGATTTAACTAAGATGGAAGCATTAAGAAAAATCATTGAAGAACTTAAAGGTCTTGATAAGGAAGACATCCAGTCCTTGGTCAAAGAAATGGATATGAAAGGTAAAAAGGATGATGAAGACGAAGACGATGAAGACGAAGATGAAAAATCAGAGTCTACAAAAGCTGACCTTCTCAAAAAAATTGCTGAACATTTCAAATCAGAGGACGAAGAAGTTGTGAAAGAATCTTTAACTGCAATCTTAGAAGCATCTAAAGAAGATGACGAAGAAGATGACGAAGATGAGGAAGATATGGATGAAGCTAAGAAAAACGAAGCTTCTCATGGTGATGACGAAGACGAAGATGAAGACGAAGACGAAAAAGAAGAGTCTAAGAAAGAATCTTACGATATGTCAGACGATATCGATGCATTAGTCGGTGGTGAAGACCTTTCAGAAGAATTTAAAAACAAAGCAAAAGTAGTATTTGAAGCTGCTGTATCTGCAAAAGTTGGAGAAATCAAAGAAGAACTTGAATCTCAAAAGAGAGACGAGATTGTTGAAGCATCTAACGAAATCAAAGAAGATTTAACTAATAAAGTTGATTCTTTCTTAGGTTATGTTGCAGAAGAGTGGGTTAAAGATAACGAACTTGCAATCGAAAGAGGACTTAAGTCTGAGTTAACAGAAAACTTTATAACAGGACTTAAAGCACTATTCGAAGACCATTATGTTGAAGTTCCAGATGACAAATTAGATGTTGTTGACGAACTTGCAAGTAAAATAGAAGATGTTGAAGCTAAACTAAATGAAGAAGTTTCTAAAAACATCGACTTAACATCTGAAAGAGATGAACTTGTTCGAAACAAAGTGGTTTCAGAAGTTTCAAGTGACTTGACTACAAGTGAAGTTGAGAAACTTACAAAGTTAATTGAAGACCTAGATGCAGACGATGAGTTTGAATCTAATGTTAAAACAATTAAGGAGTCTTACTTTAGTGGAGAGAAATCAAAATTACAGTTAGATGAAGAAGTGGTTAGTGATAGCGATGAAAATACTTCGACTGACGATATAATCGTTGACCCAAGTATGGCTGCATATTCTGCCGCAATAGGAAAAGTTGACCCTAACAAATATAAATAAGGTCAACTGATTATTAACACTTTTTAAAAATAAGGGAGACAATAACAATGTTTATGTCAGAAAACTTACAAGAGAAGTGGCAGCCAGTATTGAGTCATCCAGATTTACCAGAAATCAGTGACCCTTACAAAAAAGCTGTAACTTCTGTGGTTCTAGAGAACCAAGAAAGAGCCTTTAATGAAGAAAGAGGAATGATTTCCGAGGATGCACCTATCAACAACGCCGGCGGTGCTGTTGGTGGAACAGGTGTAGACAACTGGAATCCAATTCTAATTTCTTTAGTCAGAAGGTCTCTTCCAAACCTAATTGCATACGACATCTGTGGTGTGCAACCAATGACTGGCCCAACAGGATTAGTATTCTGTATGAAAGCCAGATATAACGATAACACTTCAAGGTTAGCAATGACCGAAGCGTTATTTGACGAAGCTGATTCAGATTTTGCTGGAGCAGGAACACAAGCAGGAACAGACCCATTTGGGGATGCAGCCACTTATGCGACTGGTACTGGTATGACTACTGGAGCTGCTGAGGCTAAAGGTGACAGTGCTTCAAATGCATTTGCATCAATGGCGTTCACAATTGAGAAAGCAACTGTGACTGCTAAGTCCAGAGCTCTTAAAGCTGAATACACAATAGAACTTGCTCAAGACCTTAAAGCAATTCATGGTCTAGATGCAGAAACAGAACTTGCAAACATCTTATCTGCTGAAATACTTGCAGAGATTAACAGAGAAGTTGTAAGAACTGTTAACATCCAAGCAAAAACTGGTGCTCAAACTGGTGTTGCTAATGCTGGTAGATTCGACTTAGATGTTGACTCATCTGGTAGATGGTCTGTTGAGAAGTTCAAAGGTATGCTCTTCCAAGTAGAAAGAGATGCTAATGTAATCGCAAGAGAATCAAGAAGAGGTAAAGGTAACTTTATCCTTTGTTCATCTGATGTTGCTTCTGCATTGTCAATGGCTGGTCTTTTAGACTATGCCCCAGCACTTAACACTGAGTTAAATGTTGATGACGCAGGTAACACATTCGTTGGTGTTTTAAATGGTAAATATAAAGTTTATATTGACCCATACTACACTCTTGACCCAGTTAGTGGTCACAGTAACGAAGGTTACATGACTGTTGGTTACAGAGGTTCAAATCCTTACGATGCTGGTGTTTTCTACTGCCCATATGTTCCATTACAAATGGTTCGTGCAGTTGGTGAAAACTCTTTCCAACCAAAAATTGGATTTAAAACTAGATATGGAATGATTTCTAATCCTTTCGTAGGTAGTGCTCCAAGTGATGGATTGGCATCTGCTGGTACAAACTTCTACTACAGAAAAATCGAAATAGAAAATATTCTATAAGGTTTTTTAAAAGTCGTAGACTTTTCTAAAAGGGGACTCTTCGGAGTCCCTTTTTTTATGCTAAAAAAAACCCACCATAAAGGTGGGTTTTAAATAAAGTGAAGTTCGTTAATGACTACTAATGGTTTGCAACCCAACTTTCATCACCACCTTGAGCGAGATTTCGTATTCCCTACTAACTGTTAGACGACTATATTCTCTTATTCTCCAAGAATCTAACAAGTACCAGACACCAATTGTTATCGACTCACATCCATACACTTATCATCATATTCTAACTCAAGAGTTTTTTCTACGCTCGGATTCTATATAGGTCTCCGACTATCTGATTGTTGCACGCTTGAGTCTCATCTCTTGTTTTTACACCAACCAGTCAACACGCTTCTATCTTGTATTCATATATCACCACTACTAAAATTAGGAAAGTCATCACTGACCCCAACAGGAATGCAATAAAATCTGATTTTTTACCACCAGATGCCCTCGTTGGTTAACCATGCTTAGTCTTCTTTTTTCGTGTAAAATACCTTCGTGATTATGTTTCCCAGTATCGATACAGTATCAACCCACCGAACACCATCTATGTGCGTAAACTCTACCTTGTCAGATTAACAAGGTCAAAGAATCTAGCATCCATATAGCGTTTGTTCCCCTTTTAAATTGTCCCAAAATTACCATGGTAATAATCCTCACACTTTAACTAGAGGATGGACAAAGTTGTGTAATGGTTGAATCAAAGTAGTGAAGTAGTTATTGGTTATATTGATTATCACTAGGGATAATCTCACCACATGCTTACTCACATGACTCTACGATTTACGATAAGTCTTATGCTCTGTCTCAGATGCAATCAATATACATCCAATTGACAATTCAAGAGATACACACCACTTCTCCACTGTGCCCGTGGCAACAGACAGGATTCGAACCTGTGACCTCTCAAGACTTTTGAACTTCGTGAACTGTTTCTAATGATAAGCAACCCTCTCGGTGTCATGTGAACTAAATCCTTATCAAGTAGAGTTTCTCTAATTTTTACATGTCCGACCTCTCAAGTACATGTTGTAATTCTCAATTACAAGTGTATTATACAAAAAAATGCACCTACCTGTCAACAAAAATAGCAAAAAAGTTGGACTTTTAAAAGTTATAAATATTAGTGATACTGAAAAGTATCAACTCGTTCAACTCCATCCTTGGAGTCGGAAGTAGGAAGATAAGAAAACCTCATTCTTCTGCAATAGAAGAATGGCAAGCTAAGTACCTTATTGGGAACAGAGACCGACATCTTACCGAAGGAACGCGTGGAGAAGGGTGTGCATCGAAAGATGTATGTACGAAATCAAAACGAAAACTGGAGGCTATTATGTATTGCTACAGAGGTATCAAATACGACCCAAAAACTCTTAAGAGTAAAGCAAGCAAGTCCAAGAAAAGTAAAGAAGTTACTTATCGTGGAATTACTGGCAAAATTGCAGCTTAAGTGATTTTAGGAAGGGAGTGTTAAAACTCCCTTTCTTTTTGATATAAATACATATATGACTACAAGACAAATCTCAACTGCAACATGGGCAGGTAATCTTCCAGATAATCTATCCTATCTTGCACCAACTCAATTCGAATTATTAGTTAAGAAATTACCTAATACAAAATACTTTGCAACTGGTGTTAATGTTCCATCTGTAAGTGTTGCAGAAATTCAACAACCTACTAGATTAGGTGCAAATGTAAAAGTTCCAGGCGATAAAATAAATCTCGGTGAATTAACTGTAAACTTTATTGTTGATGAAAACATGGAAAACTGGACTGAGTTATATACATGGATGTCTCAGATTACTAGTTCTACAGACCCAGAAAAATTTAGAACACTTGTAGGTGCAAATCGAAGAGCAGAACAACCATATGATGGTTCTGGAGATTACGATGCATTATACTCAGATATGACTATTGTAATTACAACAGCTGCAAATAATCCTAACAGATATGTTAGAATACAAGGTGCATTTCCTACATCCTTAAGTGAGATTACAATGGATACTACTGTTGCTGGTGGTATTACTTATGTAACATGCAGTGCATCTTTCCAATTTACTACATTTGAAATAGCATCCACATCATAAAAAAGTGGACAAATACCAGTTTAGTGGTATAATTATAGTATGACATTAGAAGAAATACAAAGTATGTGGAAGGTTGATTCTGTAATTGACCAGATTGATTTAGAGAAAGCTTCTTTAAATACACCTTCTTTACATGCAAAATACCTAGAACTCTTAAACGAAAAAAGATTATCTCTTAAATCTTATGAAGTAAAATATAATCAACTATTAAAAAAGAAATGGTTATGGTATACAGACAAACTATCTAAAGAAGAGATAGATGAACTAGGTTGGTCATATGACCCATTCGATGGTCATAGAGTTATCAAACAAGACTACAATTACTATTTCAATGCAGACAAAGACTTATCAGACCTTAAATTAAAGGTAGAATATTTAACTGAATGTGTTGATGCTTTAAAAGAGATACTAAATATTATTACATGGAGACATCAATCAATTAAAAATGCAATCGATTGGTTGAAGTTTACTAACCCAGCAGGTTAATATATTATGCCATCTTTTATCCCAGAACATTGTGTAACTCTATCCAGAGCAATCCCACCAAATATATGTGAAGAAATTATAGAAATAGGACAAAATTCTTACAATGAATATGGCCAAATAGGTGGAAGTAGCGATGGAATAGAAGACCATGGGACTCGTAAATCTGGTGTTGCATGGTTAGATAGAGATGCAACCTTACAAGATGGACTTACTATATTTGACCATATTACTCCACATGTAAGAAAGGTAAATGAAGACTACTTTAAATTTGATTTATCTTATCATGAGACATATCAATTTACATCATATAAACATGACCCAAATGCACCAGAATTTTATAGTTGGCATTGTGATGGACACTTTGAACCATATAATGAAGAAGACTGTAAAGATGACCCAAATAAAGATGAACGATTAAATACCTATAGAAAACTTTCGTATAGTGTAAATCTTACACATCCAGATAAATATGAGGGTGGACATTTTGAATGGACAGACCCATTTATGCAAAACCCACAATCTATGACACCAGATAATATTAAATTTAGAGCTCAACAAAATGCAAGAGAGCAAGGAAGTATAATTATATTTCCATCTTTTGTATATCACCAAGTTACACCAGTAACTAGAGGATTAAGACAATCATTAGTAGGATGGATAGCAGGCCCGACATTCAGATAACCAAAGTCAATAATACTCATATAAAAATAGAAGCAGAAGAATCTATTAAAAGAGAATTATCAGACTATTTCACTTTCCCAGTTCCTGGCGCAAAGTTTATGCCATCTGTTCGCAACAAATATTGGGATGGAAACATTCGATTGTTTGCACAAACCACTGGTAAAATTTACACTGGATTATATTATGCAGTAGAACAGTTTGCAAAAGACAGAGAATATAGCATAGATGGATATCAATGGGAAACTGATTTAGAAGTTCCAGACTTTACCGATAACTTAAATATGGGATTTGCATTAAGAGATTATCAAGTAGAAGCAATATCTCGTGGTATAAAATTTAGAAGACAATTATTAGTATCTCCAACTGCAAGTGGTAAATCTGCAATCATATATTGTATTGCAAGACATTTCATTGCAATGCATAAGAAAAAAGTATTAGTCGTTGTCCCTACTACATCATTAGTAGAACAGATGTCAAAAGATTTTGCAGATTATGGATACAATAAACCTATTGATAAGATGTATGGTGGTGATAAGAAAGGAACTACAGATATAGTTGTAACCACATGGCAAACATTATCTACAATGCCAAAATCCTTTTACGACCAATTCGGTGCAGTATTTGGTGATGAAGCACATTTATTTAAAGCAAAAACACTTACAGGTATTATAGAAAAGATGAAAGATATAGGTCATCGATGGGGACTAACTGGAACACTAGATGATACTCAAACACATAAACTTGTATTAGAAGGTTTATTTGGCCCTACTCATTATGTAACTACTAGTGCAGAACTTATGAATGAAGGTATTCTTGCAGAGTTAGATATACAATGTTTAGTTCTTAAATATCCACCAGAAGTTGCAAAAGAAGTTATACAAATGGATTATCCTAGAGAAATGGAGTTTCTTGCAGATAATGAAAGACGAACACAATTTATAAAAAACTTGACTCTAGATAAAAAAGGTAATACTTTGATTCTATTTCAATATGTAGATAAACATGGTAGAAAGATATTTGATGCATTTCAGAAAGCAGGTATCAAATCATTCTTTATCTATGGTGGAACTGATACTAAGAATAGAGAACAGGTTAGAGAATTAATGGAAAAGGAAAATGGATGTGTTATTATTGCATCGTATGGAACTTTTTCTACAGGTATAAATATTAAGAACCTACACAATATTGTATTTGCAAGCCCAAGTAAATCAAAAATTCGTGTATTACAATCAATTGGTAGGGTGTTAAGAACAAGTAAAGATAAATTTAATGCAACTCTTTTTGATATTGCAGATGATTTGAGTTATAAGAATAGAGATAATTATACTTTAAGACACTTTAAAGAAAGAATAAATACTTATAGTAAAGAGAAATTTAAATATACAATACATGAGGTAAAGTTTTGAGTCAATACAGATATCTAAAATTAAGAAATGGTGAAGACATTGTTGCAATGACAGTGGTTAACGATACTAATGGAACAGTAGAAATGACTCTTCCATGTAATATTGCACTTACACCATCAATGGTAGGAAAGGGAACAGTTATAAAATTGTCTCCTCTTGTTCCATTTACAAAGGATAATAGAGTTGTTATTGCAGCTAATGAGGTTGTATACACGACAACAATTGACGACAAATTCATTCAATTCTATGATAAAGCATGTAAAGACTGGATTCATCTCAGAGACGAAATCGGTTTAAATGTTATGTCTCCTAAACAGGAATTGACCACAGGACAGGATTTACTAGAAAGATTTGCATCTGAAATGAAAGATAAAATGCTTTCACCAGAAGAAGAGATATTCTTAGAAGAAGAAATGGATTTAGATATGATTACTAAAGAGGATAAAAAGATATTGCATTAATTTGTATATCCCATCCTTTCCAAGGTAACATATCTAGGGTAACATGTGAATTTAAATCTGTCAAGTCTTTTTTTTACTTGACAAATAAAGATATAATGAGATAATAGATATATGACTAAAGCAAAACCAGAACATTATGTAAATAATAAAGAGTTTACCGCTGCAATATCAGAACATAACTATGCAGTAAAACAAGCAATCAAAGAAGGTAAAGAACCACCAAGAGTATCAGAATACATAGGTGAATGTATCTATAAGATTGCAACAAGATTATCAACTAAACCAAACTTCATTAACTACTCCTACAGGGATGAAATGATATGTGATGGTATTGAGAATTGTTTACAATATATAAACAACTTTAATCCAGAAAAATCTCAAAATGCATTTGCATATATAACTCAGATTATATACTATGCATTCTTAAGAAGAATACAAAAAGAAAAGAAACAGGCTGCTATTAAACATAAAGCAATTATGAATAGTGGTATTATTGATGATGCAGTAGCAACTATAGATGGTGAAACTGCACATTATGATAATTCATATGTAGATTTCTTACAAAATAATTTACAAGAACCTAACTACAAACCCAGAGGTAAAAAGAAAAAAACCAATGATAGTAGACCAGTAGGTGTAGAGAAATATT